AGAAGGCCGCTGTCAGGTTAAGGTCAAGGGTACTGAATTCAGCGACTCTGAGTCCGCTTCTGTTGCCAATGTGCTGATGTCGTGGCTTCTTGAGTCCCGCCTGCGTTCTGAACTCCGCAAGGAAGCCGAACTGCTCTGCCAGTACACCCAGCAATACGGCTGGTCTGCTCTTAATGTCATCTGGGAGCAGGAAATGGGTACACGATTCCAAAAGATTCGTATGGATGAACTGATGCAGATTGTCCAAGAGGCTGTTCAGGCTAATCCCCAGACAACCCTTAAAGACCTCCCTGCCGCCATCCAGAACCCTGAGCAAGAGGACTACGCTGTAGACCTCATCTGTATGTACCTTCAGTCGGTTGACCCTAAGGATGTCAAGAAGGCTATTAAGCAACTGCGTGAAAAGGGTGTCTGTGAAATCCCTGAGCAGTTCGTTTCCAAGAACCAACCTCTCGTGGTTGCCCTCAAGCCCTACGATGAAATCTCGTTCCCTCCTGAGACTATTGAAATCCAGAAGGCTCGTGTTATCTTCCGCAGAACCTACATCACGGAAGTTGAACTGCGTTCTATGGCGGCTCAGGAAGAATGGTCTGAATCGTTTGTCGAGCAGGCTGTCAATGTGATGGGTATGCAGTCACAGTTCAATGACCCGAACTTGCTCCCCGCTGCCGCCCTGATTAATTATCAGGTCGCTCGTAACGACAACCTCATCGAACTCGTTTACGCCTACAGTCGTAACATTGATGAGAATGGCGTTCAGGGTATCTACCAGACTATCTTCTGCCCTCAGGCTGGTAGCGAAGATTACGCCTCGCACGGACTGCTTGGCTACGCTCACAACAAGTACCCCTTCATCATCTATCGCAGAGAACGCACCCGCAGAGCCATTATGGAATCTCGTGGTGTCCCTGAGATTGCGATGACTGACCAAGAAGAAATCAAGGCTCAGCACGATGCTATTCGTGACCGCACAGCGTTCACTACGATGCCTCCCATCCTTGTTAAGAAGCGTCTTGGTGGTATCAATAAGATTGCCCCAGGAATTCACCTGCCTGTCACCTCGATGGATGACTACAAGTTTATGCCTGCTCCTACTGACCAAAATCAGCAGGTGGCATTTATGCTCATCGACAGAGTTGAACTGAATCACGCTTCCTACTTTGGTCTGCCCCACCCGCAGATTATGCCGCAGAAGACTCAGACCACTCAGCAGTTCGTCATTAACAACTGGCTCGATGTCTGGAGCGAAGCGTTCTCTATGACCTTCTCCCTGATGCTCCAGTATATGGAAGCCGCAGAGATTGAACAGATTACTGGCAACGCCCTCCCGCAGAATATGTCCAGCGTGAGCAATATGTACGACTTCCAAGTGAAGTACGATGTGCGAGAACTCGACACGAACTTTGTCATCGAAAAACTCAAGGCTATCACCCAGTTCGTCCTTCCTTTGGATGGCGGTGGCGTTATCGACAAGAACAAGTTGGTCAAGGCGGCTATTGAGGCTATTGACCCTGACAAGGCTAAGGAACTTATCATCAACCAGACCTCCGCTTCCCAGCAGATGTACAAGGACATCCAGTCTGACATCGGACTGATGATGCTTGGTAACGAGGCTAACTATGTCGAGAACGACCCTGCCGCCCCGACCAAGTTGCAGTATATGCAAGATGTTATCGGCAAGAATCCCAAGGCTCAGCAAATGATGCAGGGAGACCCGCACTTCCGTGCTCTTGTTGAGAACTTTATGAAGAACCTCCAGATGTCTGCTATGCAACAGCAGAACAAGCAGATTGGTCGTACTGGGGTCACTCCTGTCGGTCAGCAAGCCGCTGAAGGTATGAAGCAACAGATTGACCAAGCCAACCAACAGCAACCTCAAGAATAATGCGTTACCCTAACCAAATCATCACAGGTCTGTCGTTTGAGAAGAACAACGACCTCTGGAAGGCTGTTCATATGCTCCTAGACGCTTCTATCGAATCTGAGGTGGCTACGGCTATCTCCAGAGAAGTTAAGGGCGAAGACAGGGCTTGGTTTGCTGGCAGGGCTGAGGCTCTTACGGCATTCAAGTCTATTCTCATCCAGACACGAGAAGAAGTGCTGGCTGACCAAGGTAGACCCTCCGAAGCCCATAGTTCGTCAGAAAGCGGTATGTAATGGTTATAGTACTTGCTTAGTATAATTTTAAGCCGTAACTGGCTACTAGTTCTGGAACTATTACAACATCCTGCATATAAACACGGACTTTAGACCTTATCTAATGACAACAGAAAATCAAGCCGACCTTAGCACGGCTCAAAACAACGCTACGACAAACGAAAGCACCCCGCAGGCTTTTGATATCAGTAAACTCGCTAGCATTGTTAGCGAATCGTTCCTAGGCGGTAAGGAAAATAGTGAGTCTTCAGTCTCGCACGAGCAAACTGAAGCGGAAGGTCAAGCGACTTCCGAGAATAGTGAGGTTCTTTCTCAAGATAACGATACAGCCACCGAACAGGACGAGTCTACAGATTCCGAGGAAACCGAAGAAACCAAATCTGAAGATAACGAACTTGATAGGGGCTTGCCCAAAGGTGTTAAGAAACGCATCGACAAACTCTCTGCCAAACGCAGGGAGGCTGAAGCAGAAGTGGAACGACTCCGTTCTGAGGTGGATAGACTGTCGCAAGAGGCTAACAAGCCAGCACAGACTCCGACTCAGGACAATCCTTACGCTCACCTGTCTACGCTAGAAGAGGTCAACCGAGAGGCTGACCAAGCCAAGCAAATCAGACGCTGGTGCGAAATGAACCCCGATGGTGCAGTAGTAACAGGTAAGGATGGAAACGAAGTGGAATACTCCGCTGAAGAAGTGCGAAACATCAAAATCAAGGCTCTTGATGCGATGGAAGAACACCTCCCCAAGCGTATGCAGTACCTCCAGAACTTCAATCAGATGGAAACCATTGCCGCTAAGGAATACCCTTGGTGGAAGGATAAGGCATCACGAGACAGACAAATCGCTGAGACTTTCCTGAAGGCGTTCCCTGAAATCCAGAAATTCCCTGACTACAAGATGGTGATTGGTGATTACATCTCTGGCGTGAAAGCAAGAGAATCCAAGGGCAAGTCCTCTGGAGTTATCAACAAAGCACCTAACCAGCCTAGACCTTCTTCAACCCCGAACTCCATTCCTTCCAAGGATATGAAGTCTCAGCAAGCCCAGAAGCGTTTTTCTGCATCGAACTCTAGAGATGACCTAGCGTCTATAATCGCTACCCGATTCCTGTAATCATTCAAAACCCCTAAAACCTATATACCTATATGGCTAATCTCACAGAACCCTCCTTCTCGTCTGGTAAGAGAGAAGACCTCGCTGACCTTATCGCCCTCGTTGACGCTAAGGACACTCCCTTCACCTCGATGGCGAAGAAGGGTAGCAAACCCGGAAATACCCTGTTCCGCTGGCAGGCTGATTCTCTTCCTACCCCGAAGATTACTGGCACAGTTGACGGCACAGATGTCTCGACCTACGAGAACTACACCAAGGACGGCTCGACTCAATATCGTGCTGAACTGAGCAACTACATCCAAATCTTCAGACGCTCCGTCAGAGTCTCCCCGCTTACGCAGGACATCTCGACTGTCGCTGGTGTTCGTGATGAACTCGCTAACAATGTCGCTAAGGGCATTCAGGCTATCAAGCGTGATATGGAAGCCTCGATGTGTTCCGACAATGGTGCTCAGGCTGACGCTGGTGGTTCTACCCCCTACCTCACTCGTGGTCTCCACAAGTGGCTTCAGCCGATTGCCACGAAGGATGCTGTCCTTCCTGTCATCGACCAGTTCTGCACACCGACCGCTAATCGTTCGACTGTCGGTACTGCCGCCCTTACTGAGTCTGTTGTTCAGAATGTCCTCACAGGCATCTATTCCCAGACTGGTCAGTTCAAGGATTATGACCTCCTCTGCGGTACTGCCCTGAAGAGAGCGTTCACGAACCTCGTGTTCACCACGCCCTCCTCTGGCTCTGCTAACACCCAGACTGCCATCCGCACCTTCAATCGTGAAGCCAACGAGTCCGCTTATATCGCCTCTGTTGACATTTTCGAGGGTGATTTCGGTAAGTTGAGACTCCACCCTTCCCACTACCTCAAGGCTAACGCTGGCGTTGGTTCGACATTTGTCGGCTATGTCATTCCGTTCGACCAAGTCGAAGTGAGATATGGTGGCAATGTCGCTGGCGTGACGGCTCTCCCGAACGCTGGTGGTGGCGAAGCCCGAATGATTGAAGCGGTTGCTGGACTTTGCGTCTACAACCCCCTCGCTTTCGGTGTGTTTGACTTCACCGCCTAATCCGCAGTAATGTCAGACATCATTCAAAGTCTGGCTGACGCAGTCCCTGCCCACCTTCAAAAGAGGGTGGAGCAGGAACTCCTGTTGGGCTGGAGAATGAATGAGGTCAAAGCAAAGTCGGTTGCTAAACAATCGGCTATTTTTCACAACAACAACGCTGCAAAAAGCGTTGAGGGTATTGGCGAGAAAATCGCCTCTATCCCGTTGGATGCCTTTCACTACTGGTCTCACAGACTCGGCAAAGAATGCTGGTCTGATGACCAATTCGTGAACGACTTCATCAGAGATAACCCTGAGGTCGCAGTTAAAAATCGCATCAAGCGAACCTGCGTCCAAGGGGCAATTTTTACAGGTGACGGATATCTCATCAAATGAGAACAGCGAACTACT